CCGTCCGCCTGAACGGTGGATGACTTTGCTCCGCGCACGTCGATCTTTCCCATCGCTTCCATCTTCGGAGCGAGCCAAGTCAGCCAGTCCTTTAAATCTCGGACGGTTGCGAAGCCGCGAGTCCTGCGGAGTCGATAGCGAGGGATTGCCATGATTGGTCAGTCTCACAATTCAACGGCTGGGGGCGTGTTAGCGTCGGGTTTGCCACAGTAGCGGACGAGCTTGCGGCCTTTGGATTCGATCTCGTCGCGGATGACAAGGCCACGGCTCACAAGCTGCGCTTCGACATCGGCGGCGAATTGGTCGATGTGGTAGAACCAATGGCCGGGATTCGCTTGGAAGCCTTTCAAGAGCTTCTGCATCATCTCGTTAATGGGTGGCAGTTCGGGAGCTTCGTCCTTTGGGGCGGCTTTGGGTTTGCTAGTTTTCATAGATCAATCAGGGAGCACTTTCTGTTGGAACTCATAAACGACGGACCAGAACCACACAGAGACGCCGGGCAGTTTCTCGGCAGTGATGGAAGCACGCCGCCAGCCGAAAGGCCAATGGTAGCGGACGCTGCCGGTAGTCCAGAAATCAAAGTCGGTAAAGGTTGGCGCATCGTCGGGCGTGAGGTTGCCGGGAATGCCGCCGAATGGAGGCTCCGTCAACGTCACGAATGAATCTGTGACGACGAGCTTGGCAAGCGAGACTTCCACGGGAACGGAGCCGTGGGCAGATAGTCCGGTCACGACTTCGCCTTCTTCGTTGTAGGTCGAGTAGATCGTCCAGTTGCCCTCTGGCGTGATGGTCTGAGCGGCACACGAAACGCGGCGGGTATAGGGCTTGTCGCCTATGAGTCCGCGAAGCTGAAGGTTGAGAATCTTGTAACCGTCAACGTCCGTATCTTCCTCGGATTTGTCCATGATGAACATATTCGGGAACTCAGGCGAAACCATGTCCACCGTTGGAGCCGTCGCACCACGGGCGAAGATGGCGTCATTCGGCGTGCGGGTGCCAATGGTGAGCGCGATGTTATCAAAGCCCTCAGAGGGCGAGGCCTTCGTCTGCGCGAATTTCCGCCACATCTCCGTTGGTGATTTGAAGCCCTTGTATTCGGTGCCATTGAAAACCCACACGTCGCCGACTTGCTCCGGCTGAACATCGGTCGCCTTCATGTGAACGTAGCCGGGCAATGACGAGCCGGGGACAACAAAATCCTCATCCGACGAATCGACGGAGTAGATGCACGAATCGAAATCACGGGCGCGGAGTCTCCAACGCAATCCTCCGATTTGTTCCTCAAGTGCGCCGTATGAAAGGCATTGTGCGGGTGCTGGCATTACTGGAAGGCTTTTTCGATGGTTTCACTTGTGGAGTTCGCCCACTTGTCGAGGCGGTCCATAACTTGAGTCAGTGGCGACTCTGTTTTGACTGCGGCTTGCTCGGCTGGCGCGTTTCCAAAAGCATTGCCAAACTTGGTCTTTTGCGCTGCGTCGATCTCGGCAAAGGAAGAGAATCCGCGAGTGGTGGCGGCAGTGGCGTTTGCCCGTGCCTCGTCAACTCGTCCGCCTGCCCGTGTTCGTGCGGCGGCGGCATCGCCTTGGTCTTGTGAGTAGCCACGAATCTTTGAGCGTTCGCCGTCTCCGCCGTTCTTTCGAGCTTCGGCCTTTGTCTCGGCGTTCACAAGTCGCTCTGCCATCTTCGCGGCTTCGTCATAACCGATGCCGAGCTCGTTCATTAAGCGAGTGGTTTGTTCGATGATGTCGCGCTCGCGTTCGAGCTTCGCGACTTTCGCGTCCTGCCCACGGCTTGCGGCTTCGGCAATGGCGAGTTCGAGGGCAAAGAGCTGCATGGCTTGCTCCTGCGCGGCTACCTGCTCGGCTTTAGCAAGCATCCGTTCTGTCTCAGTGCGCACGAGGTCTTGATTGGCTTTGTCCTGTGCTTCGGTGGACGCTTTGATCTGTTCTTCAAGTTGGCCGATGCGCTGCAAGACGGCCTCTTTTTCAATCTTGAGTTGGATAGCCTTTTGTTCGTCGCCCGCAAACTCAGCCATGTTGATTTGAGCGTCGATCTTTTCCAGATTCTTCACCTCACGCTGTTGCTGCACTTTGGGAGGCGCAAAACTCATAGAGGTCTTTTCGCTGGCGCTGGCGAGCGATGACTTGAGCTTATCGAGTGCGTCAGCCTGCTTTTTCGCTGCCGATGCTGCCGCTTCCGTCTCGGCGTTGGCGCGGCTTTGCTTCGCCATATAAACGTCAAGGTAGGAATTGAGTTCTGACTTTTCCTTGGCGAGATTTGCCTCCGCTTCTGCCTGCCGGTCAATGACTTGAGTTGCCGCTTTGGAGATGTCGTTAGCGATCTTCTGCGCGTTGTTATAGGCTTCGACTTTATCGGTTAAGTCGCGAATGACAGGGATTCCGCCAAAGATGGCTTGAAATGCCGCCACCTGCGCGTTGAGGTAGTCGCCACCAACTGACTTGGAAGCAACGAGTGCCGCGTTCCCAAGGTCGGAGAATCCGCCGATAACTTCGCCAATAGCGGTGCCTGCGGTTTTAAAGGTTCCTTCCGCGCCATCCAGTGCCGCTGTGATTTCTTCAATGGGGCCGATGACCGATTTAGATGCCGCGTCTCCAAAGTCCGCCAGCCTGCCGGTGAGTGCATCCGTGAAGTTGTCCCATTTGCCCTGCAATCCAATAATAGCGCGGGGGATCGTGCGGCTGAATCCGTCAACAATGAGCGTGATGAACGATTCCACTGGAATGCCCATCTTTTGAATCTCTTCGGTGTCGGCAGTGCCGAACACGTCTTTCATCACCGTGCGAATCTGAGGCACGCGCTCGGCGATCTGATTGATTTCCTCGGCGCTGACTTTGCCCTTACTGGCAATCTGGGACAATGCCAGCGCCACGCCGTCGAGTTCTTCTTTGCCTTTGCCGACGACTGCCAGAGCGTTTCCGAACTCGCGAATAGCACGTTCTGACACGCTGGCGGAGATGCCCGCAGAACGCAGGCGGATGTCCGTTTCAACGACTTGAGCGAATCCAAGGCCGGGGTCTTTTGAGAGCGTGCGCAGTTCAGACATGCGATCCGTTGCCGCTTCAACGCTGCCGGTCAGACTTACCATGCCGAGACGCAGGGAATCATACTTCACCGTAGCGTCAACGATCTCACGCACGGCTAGGAATGATCCGCCAGCGGCAGCGAGGCCACCTAATGCGGAGCGCATCCGTGAAGTGGCGCCGTCCACGATTGCGCTGGCCTGCCTTGCACCAGCGGCGAGCCGTGCGTTGTTCCATCCTAATGTGACTTCTGCGCTCATGTGATCAGGTTAGACTGTCAAAGGCCAAACGACTTGAGGACGCGCTTCCACCAGCGGCCCTCCGCGTTGTCCTCACTTTTAGGCCAGCGCATCTCCGCGCCACCTTCGAGCAGCAATTGGTGAATGTAGCTCCAGCCTCGTTCCTGCGGAAGATGATAGCGAATAAAGTGTTCATTAAGTGCGGGACATGCCCGGCTGACGAGTGAGATGTAAGCGGCACTCGTCGCCGGGCGGGCTAGTTTTTTGATTTCTGTGCGTCGTGGCGTTCGCTGGGTTTGGCAATAGCGCGAGTGGTTTGAGCGCGGTTATAGATGTCGTAGAACATACCCACGGCCATCGTCGCCTCTGAATGCGTCACGTTTTCATTCGCCCATGCCCTGATTCGGGTTTCGAGTTCAATGGCGCGATCTTTGCCGGTAAGACGAATCCAGCGAGTGCCGCCGTCTTCCGTCTCCACTTCCTTCATGCCGGGAATGCCAAGCCAATCATTCGGCTCGTGACTGAGAAACCAAAGCAGGCGGAGAGCGTCGGGAACCATTGCAAACGGCTTTCTGATTACCTCGTCCAAGGGCGCATCTTCGAGCATCTCGCGATGACGTAGCCAGTCACCTTCGCGGTCGATAGCGAAAGGGGCAAGCTCCTTTTCCTTCCAGAAAAAAGGGGCGGCTCCGAATGCGTTCTGCACTTCCTCCGGCTTGGCGCTTTCATCATTGGTCACGCCGTCGATCACCATGATGGGCGCGGCGATGGCGGATGATTCCGACTCTGGAAGGGTGAAGTCTTCTTCGTGTTCTTTGGGTGTCGTCATGGGATTCTAAGGTGTCGTTTTACGCGGTCCATCGTTCGTCCTTTGGCGTTGGTGCTGACAAGGGAGGCTCTGCCCGTTCCTGGGGCACGAATGAGCACAAGAGGTGCCCGCGAGCGCATCATCTCTCCGATGGCGTCACGATTGAGAAGCCCTTGCATCATCCAGAGGAGCGGATGTTCGGGAGACTCTGACTGTAGCCTCTGCGTGCGGACTGCCTGCGCAAGATCGGAGGCCACGGCTGGCGGCATTGTGAGGCTTTGCCCTTGGAAACAAAAGAGGGTGTCTGGCGCGTTGCCTTCAAGTCTCGCGATAGGAAAGCCGAGAACGCAAAGACAGGCGGCGAGCTTTAAATCCCGCGTGCCGAAAAGAGCTGTGCCAGACTTGAGCGACGGCGGAATTTGACCTGGCACTAGCGCCCATCGCTCAACACCTTTGACCTTGGTTAAAACGTGCTCCGTTCCTTTGCACCAAAGCCGGAGAGCGTCGGAAGCTTTGCAGGCTCGCAGGACATCCAAGGCCGGGTGCGTCGGGTCTTTTTCTTGGAGCATTCCTTTTTTGAGCAGTCCCAAAACTAGCTGCGTATTGTGTGACGGCATCGGCGCTTCGCCGTCCGCGTTCGTTGCTCCAATGGCCTCGAAAGGCACGGAATCAAGGCCGATGAGCAGCGTCTTCCACGCCTGCCCTGAGAGCTTATCAACGGAGTGATCCAATTTGATCTCAATGCCCAAAACGGAAAGAGCCGCACCGAGTTCTACGTTTGTGGTTCGCGTATAAGCCGGAGCGGCTCTGTTGATCTTCATGCTGGGGCTGGAGAAGCGGTTACGCGGTGATGACGAACGGAGCGTGCGTGATGTTCATGCTCGTCTTGAGGTCTTCTTCAAGGCTCAGGGTTTCCTCGGTGTCGTCCAGCATCATCGTGCCGACTGCGGGGTCCATTCCACGGCGGGAGGCCGCGAAGTTGACCAAAGCAGTGACGCGAGTGCCGGGATGCTGATCGGCCAATCCTGCCTGAGTGATGATGAACGCGGTAAGGCTGATGGAAACCATCGGATTGAAATACTCGCGGCGGCGAATGTTGCCGTGACGGTTTTTGCGGTCGCGAGTCTCACGCGAGGTCTTCGCTTTGAACTCCTCCACGTCGAGATTTTCCTCGTCCTGAAGATCGTTCAGTGAGTCGGCTGATCCGTGGATATGAACTGCTGCGGGTGCTGCCATAGTGGTAGAAAGTCAGAGGTTGAAAGGGTGATTAGGAAGCCGCGCCGGAGACGTGGCCGGGTGCTCTGAAAAAGATGGTCGTTCCAGACTTCACGACGCCGACAACGGTCAAATACCAGCCGGTAGTGAGGTCAGCACTTGGAGCAATGCCGCCTGCGGTAGCGGACGAAAGGAGGATCTGGTTTGCCGTCAATCCAGAGGCAGCGATGACGAGCGCAGGATCATAAACGACATAGGCGATTACCTGCCCGGCAGATGCCGAGTTGACCGCGATGCCATCCACGACTCGGAGGGCGGCAGCGCCATTGGCGTCGGAGAGCTTGGCCTTGCCGATGCCCTGCGCGTCAGTGTCGGCAGTGTCGAGATAAACAAGCTGCCCGGCGGTCACGGTTGCGCCTGCCGTTGCGTAACGAATAACGGCGCTCGAACTTGGCACCACGTTGGCGGCGGTGATTGAGATGTCGGCAGCTTGGGAGAGCGCGGAGACGGCGAGAAAGAGGGAGAGGAGGAATCGCTTCATATCGTTTCGGGAGGTGTGTCAAATTTAGGCGAGTGCTTCGGGTGCGAGTTCATCGGCTCGAACATTCACGATCACTTCCGTCTTTCGTCCGCGCCGGTCACCTTCGATGCCCATGCTGGCGACTTCGGGTGCGATGCGGTATTTCGTGATCCAAAAACCAGTGCGGACGGCTGTAGTCTGAGCCTGTAGCCAAGCCTCAAAAGCTGCCGCATCGGCGAGGATATAGCGGATTCCTGCCGTCCAAGTATTCTCTTCCGTCGTGGCCTGATCTTCACCAGCGGTCTGAAGCTCCACGGAAATCGTCAGGCTCATGCGTTTCGGGTGCTTCGATTCGACGGAGGTCGTCACGAACACGATTCGCGGGAATAACTGCTCGCCGATGTAAGGCGCAACAACGAAAGGCAGCGCCGTTGAATCGGGCAATGATAAGTCTGTTCGCCGGGTGGTGGCATAGTCAGCCAAAAGCTGCGGGATGAGTGTTTCGGTGTTCGTCATATTTCGGAGGTCTTGTCAGTTAGGAAAGGCGGGCGCGAAGTTTCTTTTCGAGTTTAGACGCGATCACGGGAAGCTCACGCTCCATCGCAGCTAATCGGTAGCCAAGCACTGTATCAAAGCGCCGTTGAACACCATACGCGCCGGAGTTGATACCCAAAGTAACGCTCTTTTTCTGCCCACTTCTCCGCCGCTTCACATAGCCGAGACGTGACTTTTGCTTCATTACCCAAGCCGGGATTCCTCGCAGGTTTCCGAATTGACCGCCAGCGGCTACCGGAATGCTTGATGCCAGATAGCCGACTCGGCTTTGCTTTTTCCGAATATAGGAATTGAGCTTTCCCTCGTTGGCGATGACCTGCGCGACGTGGCGGTTTTTGGGAACTGCGCCCGTATTTTTTCCTCGCGCTTTTTCGTGCAATGTCACGTCTGGCGCTGATACCACGGAGGCACCTCTGAGCCTCACGTTTGAACTGTATTTGCTGAGCACGGCTTGAGCTTTGACGAACTCGCGACGTTTCAGGTGACGCCAGAAAACCTCCGCCATGATTGGCGACTTGGCCGCGATCATCTTGAATGCGTAGCTTGCCGATGCAAAAACTCGTTTGATGTCGCCTTTAACCTTGGCCTGCCCGTGCGTTTGAGCGGCTTTTCCTTCAACTCCTTTGTGGAATGGTGGCGTGACTTGCACGAGGCCGGGAACTTTGCCAGACGAGGAAATCAGAACGCGGACGTTATTGGTCAGGAAGGCATCCATCTCCACCTCAGTCTCACGCGGAAACTCGCGGATGATGCGCTGCAAACGCTCCGTCCTGATCTTTCCCATGATCATCGTGCGATCTTCAGTCCAAGGGTTACTGAGCTGCTATCCACGGAAACGCGGGCGATCTTGTAGCTCACAGCGTCGATGATGATTGTCTTGTTTCGGAAGGTGCTCTGAAGCGGTTTGGCGAGCATCCTGAATTGAGCCTTGGAGCAGACCAACGTGGCATTGTAGCTGGCAAGTAAGCCGTCTATCTCAATCTCCTGCTCGCCTTCGTATTCGTTCAAGACGCCGGAGTAGCTTTTCCCGTCCATCGTCCACGTCGTCAGCCCGAATACATCCTCGGCCTCGTTCATGCCGAAATCCGCAAAGTCTGAAAAGTCACTCATGCTTTGCGCGAAGTGTCACGCCACAAAAAAGAGCGGCCCCTTTCGAGGCCGCTCTCCCATGCAACAAACTGGACACCACATCCAGAAATGAATTAGCCGAGAAGAATCGCAGCGTGAGCTTTCTTGAGGACACTGAAGCCCCAGAGAGCATGAATGCGATAGAGCACCATGCCGTCGCCGGGATAAACACGAAGGTCGAAGCTGATACCAGTGCGAGGATCGGTGATCACTTCGTTGTCGATGGCGAGGTCGCCTTCAGTCGGGAACATTGGCAGGCGAGTGCAGAGAACCGTGGAGTCGCTGGTGAAGGCGAGGTTGCGGGAACTGGTTGCGTTCACCGTCACGGCGTCATTGTTTGCCACGGCAGCGACAAGGCCGGGAGCGGCGATGGTCACGACGTTGGCGGCGAGAGCGGAGGCCACGACATATTTGTGATTGCCGATGGTGATGATGTCGCCAGCCAGAATGGTTCCGGTGCCGGTGTCGAGCGTCAGGGCGGTAGAGCCCACGGCATAACCGCCAGCCTCGTTAATGAGGTAGCTCGCGCCAGTGCCAGCGGTGGCAGTGTTGATCTGTGCGGACTCACGAACGCTGAATCCGTGCAGGTTGAGCAGTTCGCCATCACGCAGAGTCATGCTGTTTCCGGCTTCGTTGGCTTTCGTGAGTTGGCCGAGAGTGCGGAGGGCAGCGCCAGCAGCGGTATTGATCACGAGCGAGCGGCCAGACGCAGGAGCTCCGTTGTCGTCCAGAATCTTGCGGGCCTGAGCGGAATCGCCAAGGGTAGTGGCGAAAGGAGTCGTGCCAGCGGTGCCATAAGCACGGGAGGCACCAGCGGCGATGGCGTCGCAAAGGTCGTTCTCCATCTCATTGACGAGAACGCGGAAAGCCTGAGCGATCTGGCCTTGCTTGATGGTCAGGAAGCCAGGACCTGCGTCCATGCTGCCGACTTCTTCGCCAGTCCAAGAGAACCCGGCATACTTGTTTTTGCTGAGCGTGACGGTGGCGTTGGCAATGCTCTGATCAATCGCGGAAGGCACAGCCATTGCAGGCGTGAAGGTCGCGGTTGTATTGACCGGAGTCTGCGGAACGCGCAGGGTTTGATTCGTGGCAAGTCGGTCTGCCTTCGGGTCGCGGGAGACGCCGGGAATGCAGCCGACGAGTTCGCGAGAAACCACGTCAAGCGCGGCATAAACGTCAGGAATGAGATTTGAGAGGGTATTAGCCATATTGGTTTTCTAGGTGAGAGTGTTGGGAGTGATTGGTTAGTCGGTGACTTTTCCGCCAGCAGCGCAGAACTCGCGCTTTTCGCCAGCCTTGAGTTTGCGGAACTCGGCGCGGGTAAGTTCCTTTGGCTCGCCGGTGCGGGCTTGAGGATCACGGGCAACGGGATCTGCACCAGCTCCAGCGAGGCGGGCGGTAACTTCAGTATTCACCGCAGCTTCAAAGTCAGCGGAAGCTTGCGCGGATGCAGATTCGAGGCTGGCAATCGTGGTAGCGTGTGCCGTTACCTGAGCTTCAGCGGTGGCGAGATTGGCAGAGGTTGCCTCAAAATCAGCGCGGAGAGAGGCGAGAGCGTCGGCAGACTCGGCAAGCTGGGACTCAAGATTCCCGACTTTGGTCTGAAGGTCTGCAATTTTAGTGGACGTGAACATAGGATTAATTTGTTTCGATGGTGTCAAAATTAGAGCAGGCGCGAAACGTATTCGTCGAGGGTCTCAATGGTTAGGCTGTCAACGAGTCCGAGCTTTTCGGCTTCCTCGGCTGGCATCCATTGGCCTTCCATCGCGTCATCCTCAACGTCGCGGTTGGTGCGGACGGCGGCGCGGAATTGAGCGTGCATCGAATCAACGGAGGCTTGGAGCTTGGCTTTTTCTTCGTCAGTGAGCGGACGCCACGGAGAGCCTGTGTCCTTCCACTTGCCAGCCTTGATCATTTGCATGGAGAGTCCTTCGATCTCTGCCCACTTGGAAGCGTCCAGCATCGCGATGTAAACGCCAATGCTGCCCACGATGGCGGATGGAGCGGCGGCGATCACGTCAGCGGCGGAGGCGATGTAATAGCCCGCAGAGCAACACAGACAGTTGACGTAGGCGTGAACTTCCTTCGTCTTGGCAAGCTCTTGGATACGGGTGAATGTTTCGTGAACGCCAACGACAGAACCGCCGGGTGAATTGATGTCGAGCACAACTTTGGAGATGCTGGCGTCACCTGCCACGCGAGAAAGAGCGGCATCAACGTCGGCAAGGTCAACGCCGCCGTAGCAGTCGAGGTCAAACATCGAAACGCGCTTATCAATCACGCCGTCGATGTGAATCACTGCCACGTCTCCGAACTTCTCGAACACGCGCCCGCGCCGATAGGTGGCCTCGCGCTCATCCATCGCCTTTGGTTCAGGGTGGCCGATGGCTTGACCACCGATAATCATCGGGCCGGGAGCGCCAGTCAGTCCCATGTGCTGAAGTAGGTGCTGCTCGAAGGCGTTTCGCTCAATTGGACGGAGCATCAGCGCCGAGCAAAAGAGTTTCGAGAAGAGGTGAGGGTAGGTTTTCATTCCTGGGGCTGCATATTGAGTTGATTGATCACGCCGGGCGTGGGCTCATAGAGCATATTGAAGTCAACGCCTTCGGCTTCGCACTTGGCTTTGGTGCGGGCGAGGAATCGGATTTGATCTGACATCTCGGCATCGGCGTCGAGGCCCTGCTCTTCGAGAAAGCGAGGAATGGACATGCCGCAGTTGCGCGTGAGCGTCTTGAATGCGTTTGCCATGCGCCCCACGTCCACGGTAATCTTGCGAGGACCACGGAAAAGGATTTTATCAAACCAAAACGGGTCTTTTGGTTGAGCAATTCGGCCTGATTTGATGGATGTCGCCACCTTCCAGATGATCTCACGGCGGACAAATTGCCACGTCACGAGGTCGCCAAGCTGATCAAATGCCGACTGCGCATCTTCGGCGTCGTAACGAACGGAAGTTCCTCCGCCTTCAGTCATTGACCACATCACGGAAAAAGGCAGGTCGTAGCCAAGGCACATTTGCTGGAAAAGGAGCTTAATAAACTCCAGCACGTTTTGGCCGGGATGATTGCTCGTCAAAAGCTGCAATTCTCCATGCTCGCCGAGATAGTTCACCATTGAACCAAACACCTTTTCGAGCGGCTGCGTATTCGTTGGATCGGTGGCGTTGCCAGTTTCGATTTTGTTAAACGCGCCCTTTTTTCCGCGTTTGCCAGTGCCTTTGACGGCGACGGCAAGTGCTGAATGCAGCTTCGCGGTGCCGGTGACTAGCGCGTTGAGGTCGAGGGCGTCGATACCTTGATTGAGGCCAGAGTATCCCCAAGGCATCCCACGATGGCCACGGGCGCGGCGACGTTTGAAGAGGTGGATAACGTCTTGTTTCGCGATCAATCGGAAGGCTTCGTTGCCCGTTTTGGGCAGCGAGCGGACAGAATAGGCCAGCGGGCGCTCGAACTCGTTCACTTTCACGCCATCATCCCACATCGCGGGCGATTCGCCCTGTTTAAGCGGTGGCGTTTCGATCTCGAACACGTCGAGAGGCTGAATCATCGGCCATCCCGACTCTCCTTTGACCATCACGGCGTTATATTCGCCGTCCAAAATGATCGTTTCGGCGGCGAGGCGCTTCGATTCCCAGCCGTCAACACTGCCGTCGATGCTGTAGGCGTCTTTGTTGTTCCACCACGTTTCGACATCGCGGCGGGCTGCGTCATTAAACGCCTGATCTTCCGTCTCGAATCGAAAATGGATGCCGGTGCCGATGGCCTGCCGGGCGAATTTGCTTTTGATGCGGGTTAAGAATGCGCAGTTAGCTTCGAGTGCGCGGTGCTTTTTGATCACTTCACGCCGAGTCCACGGCGTTAGCTCCCTGCGGCTGTTCGTGGGAAACGCGATGAAGCTGCGCCGTGTTGGCGAATCGGTGGTGGCGTCGTATGCGGCTGCGCCCATGCCTGCGGTAATATCACTCATGGCTGGAATCCTCGGAAATCAGGGCGGGTTGCGCTAACGGTGCCGTCATCATCGCCGTCGGTGCTGGCATACATGGTCAGAGCGCGGCGGCAGCAATTCATAACCTCCAAAGCTGAAAATTGCACGTTCCTTTGGAAGCTCTTGCCGTTCAGAGACGAGCTGGTGAGGTGTCCAATGGTTCCCTTGCCACTGAGAATAGAAGCCCTCGCGTCCTTCATCAGCTTATCACACAGAGCCGTGGAAGCATCGGCCTCCATTTCTGTGACAAGGATATTTACAAAGTCATCGGCAGTCATTTACGAGGCGGAACCTGTCAAAGATTGCAAAATCTCACATGTGAGAGATTAGGTTTTCCCGCTAACTGAAAGACGAGTTTGGATGCTTCCCGCAGTTAGCCTAATTTGTCAGGCGTTGTCAATAACTAATCTCGCTGCAAAATGATGTTTGAGAAATTCATTTGACTTGGCGGGCAGATTATGGAGAATCGGGCAGACACAAATAGGTTCTCTCGTGCAAGGAGTGATCCGTCCCACCGGGGGAACCCGCCGAGGCCGACTTCTTGCACAAGTCGGCCTTTTGCGTTTTGGCTATCTAGCGCCCCAAGTCGCCCCTGAGAAGGTGAGATAAGGCGATGCCAGTTAAAGCTAACGGATTCGCCGGACTGCAATTCAGGCGAAAGCAAATAGCGATACTACCGATAAAACCCTGCTCTATGCCGTGGAAGGCCCGTAGCAGTGGCGGTCCCGCAAGGGGTGTCTAAAGCTCGAATCGGCTCCTTTATACCGAAGAAAACTTTACGGCATGGATTCCTCTAAAGGGGAAATCTGTGCCGTTGCTGAATCTCACCATTACCCGAAGTGAACGCTCTTATAAATCAACCAATCAAGAAGTCTGAGTTTGAAATGCAGGCAGAATTATACTTTCGCCTGAAAAAACTGGGTCTTGATGTTCGCGGCGAAGTTCCCGCCTTTTTTGAAGGTGAGAGAAGTTTTTTCGACCTCGTTGTTTTTCGAGGCCATCACGGTGCAGTTATCATCGAAGTAAAAAACGGCGCGGCAGATGCGTTCAGACGCGGAAAGAAAACCCGCCAGAATCGCAAATATAAAGCCTATGATTTGCCGCTGGTTTATTACACGACGGCGACACCAATCGAATCTGTGATTGCTGAGATTCAAAAGCATCTTAGCGAATTGTGAATAACTCACTCTTCAACGGCTGGCGCATTCCTTGAAAGCCACTCCTCGCGAATCGTCTCCAAGAATTTCGTTTCGATGATCCCGCTCATGACTTGGTGCATTTTTTCCGTATCTGCCAGATGGTTGTCGCCAGTGCAAACCCAGACAAGTTTCGTCGTGCCGTCGGGCATCATCTTTTCTTCCGTGTGCTCATTGCACATCTGATCCCGGTAATCGTTGCCGACGTTACGAGGTAGCCACCAGAGCGTTTTATGCTCTTTGATGCAGCCATAATAAAACTGCTGTTTCGCGCCTTCGTCGTAATACCAGACGAGATCTTGCTGATCATCATCCACGGGCGACATTCGGACATCATTTCCGCGAAGTTGAGCCCATCCGCCACCTTTCGACGGGCTGAAGACATCGGCATTCTTCCGCGTGAACTCATAGACCTTTTTGTTGATCTGAGATTCAAAGCCGGAGTCAATGAGGCCAGCATAGACGCTGTATTTTTCACCCGCGAAAAAGTAGCCGTTCTGCTCACCGTGGCTGTCTGGTTTGATGCCTGCCAGTTCTTCGATCTGATCCCACGAGACGGCGCTGCCGTAGTCCACAAGGGAAGACCACACAGGGCACTCTGGCTGATCAAAGGCCAGCCCCCAGGCTCGAATGCTCCACCAAAAGCACGCGCCTTGAACGTCAACGCACATGGTCAGAATCTCCGGCTTGCGCGGGATTTCCTTGAGCAAGTATTCAGGCGAGCGGGCAATCGCGGAGTCAAGGTCAGTCTGCTTCACATCCGTGGCCTTGCGGATGAACGGCAAGCCCAGCGTGGAGTTGTAAAAGTTGTGCATCCTGCTCACGTTCCCACGAGCCAGGAGAAACTCCTTCGCGATGATGCCCCAGCCTTCAAACGGAGAGAGAGCCGCCCACACATGGAAGCTGGCGTGATCTACGGCCGCTTTTGGGTTGTGGCTGCGCAGCTCGTAACGGCGAAGCATCCACGATTGGTGACTCTGCTCGATCTCGGCAAGGCAGGAGCCGCATTCATAAACCGTCCCGCGCTCCACGGCTTCGAGGTCATAGCTGCCGCCCGGTGTTTTACACGACTCAAATTTGAAGCGCCCGGTCTTTTCCACATGCTTTTCACCTTCCGCCAGCGGCTTGCCATCGGCGCCGAAGGGAACTTCCTTTTCCTCGCTGAAGAACGTGAGCCGCTGCATGGCTTTGCAGTGTGGGCAGGGAAGATAGACGTGCGTCTGTGAGCCTGCTTTAAACCTCGTCCACGTCCGCGCCCATTCAGTCGTAGGCGTTGAGTTCTCCACGATCTTCCGCGTGAATCGAAACTGTTTCGAGCGGGCAATAGCGAGGTCTTGCGTATTTGCCTCGCCGTCCGTCGTGTGCTTCACCTTGTCCGATTCATTGAGCACGATCAACTCGGCTTGAAACCCGGCAAGCTCCGCCGCGCTTCCACCGCCCACGACTCGAAACACCATGCCGACAAAGTGCATGAGCAGCGTGATCCAATGCGTGCGGTCAATGATAGCCTTCTCGGCGCAAGGAACACACTCCATGATGTGAGGCTGAAGCTCTGTCCGGCTGAACTGCATTGCCGTC